CATGGCTGGCGCCTTGGAGTATGTAAGTTTCTTAAAGCGCACAATGCACGAGGTCACTGGAGTCCCAGAGACCGCTCTTGGGCAATTCCAGCCTGTTTCTAATACTTCTGGTGTGGCATTGGCTATTCAATATCAGCCTTTGATGAACCGCTACATGATGAAGAAAATCCACTTCACAAAAGGTCTAGAAAGAATCAACGAGATCATTATTCGCACTGCGGCTATTTTCAAACCAGAAATGTTGCAGTACAACCCAATGATCGCCGCTCCACCGGAGCCTGATCAGTTGACCCAATTGGACCCTCGTGATCCATTGATCTACAGAACAGAAATTCACTGGCCCGAGCCTTTGCCTGTTGATGTGCTTATCAAACTCAATGAAGTGCAAGCAAAGATGGCTATTGGTCTTGAGTCAAAGCGTGGTGCACTGCGCTTGCTTGGTGAAGAATTCCCGAACGAAAAGATGCTTGAAATCTTTGAAGAACTCCGTGACGATGCACTTGATCAAGGCGCCCTTGACATGCTTCGAGCACAGATACAGATGGCAGTTATGATGACCACCGGAATGCTTCCTGACGGCGCTCAGCCAGCAGGTCCAGAAAGTGGTAATGTAACACCAGCCGGAGAGGGAGACCCTAATCAAGGTCCACTCCCCGGAACTGGGGCACTACCCCAAATTGAAGAAAACTTGATGAACCAAATTGTCTCAAAGGCATACGGTGCTAGGTTCGCCCAGCGACGTGTACCTAACGAAGAATAAAACATTAACTATAAGAGTCCGTAATAGTTCAACTAAGTGAGGTAATCACATGGCTAAGACCAACGTCCCCGAAGGGGACATCGTTATCGTTCCTGCTTTTGAGCAGGGGCATGAAGAAGTAACAAATCCACAGCCAAAGGGCAAGATTTTTACTGAAGATGAGGTGGAGAGAATCCGCCAACAGGAAAAGGACAAACTCTACAAGCGCATTGAAGAGGCTGACGTCCGTGTTAAAAGCATGGAAGAGCAGATGTCAGAACTTACTGCTGAGCGTGAAGCCGCTCGTAAAGAAGCCGATGAAAAGGCTCGTACGGAGCAGGAACTCATCCGCCAGCGTGAAGAGCAGGAAATGAGCGCTAAGGAACTTCTTCTTAAGCGTGAAGAAGAATTCAATTCAAAATTAGAGTCAATTGATCAGGACTACCGCCGTCGTTTCGAGGAAATCGAATCACAGCGGACCCAGCAAGAAGCATTGCTGGAAAAAGAACGCCGACTTCAGGAGTTGAACTCCTACACAGGTCGTCGTATGGCTGAAGAACAGGAGAACATCATCCCAGAACTGATTGATTTGGTTTCGGGTAACACGGAAGAAGAGATTGAGAATTCAATCGCAGTACTTCGTGAACGTAGTTCTGCTATTATTGAGTCTATCCAACAGGCGACCCAGCAACAGCAAGGTCGTTTGAGGGGAGTGTCACCAACGGCACCCCCTATTGGGCCAATGGAAACTCAAACGGAATACCAAACTCTGACAGCGGATGATATCCGCAATATGCCGATGGATCAGTATGTAAAGATGCGAGACAGGCTCCTGCAATCACGACCCAATAGAGGTCGTTTCTAAACCCACCACAATCCCTAATCACGGAGGATAATAACCATGGCCCTTCCCGGTCCCGTAGGAGGTACCATCACTGGTGCAGACTTGTCGGCTATCAGCACGACAGGCTACACAAGCGATGCAACCCTCTCCCCAGCAATTCAGACCATTTGGTCTAAGGAAATCCTGTTCCAAGCGATGCCAATTCTTCGCTTTGAGCAGTTCGCAGTTAAGAAGACTGAACTTGGCGTTATGCCGGGTCTCACAATCAACTTCATGCGTTACAGCAACCTCACGGTTGATCAGTCGGTTGGTGCCGAACTGACCGAAGGTGTTCGTATGGAGCCTGTGGCACTCAGCGCCAGCCAGATTCAGATCACCGTCAAGGAACAGGGTCAGGCTGTTGCCGTCACCGAACTGTTGCTCAATGCATCGTTCGACGACGTCATGGCTTCGGCTTCACGTCTCCTCGGTCGTCACATGGCACAAAGCATGGACATTCAGGCTCGTAACACCCTCTACAAGGCTGGTGTTCCGTTCTCTGGTGGTGCGGCTGTTGCTCCGAGCGTTGTGTTCGGTCGCACTGCGGCGGCAAGCCGTGGCTCCATCAGCCCATACGACGCTGGAACCCTCGGTTCTGCTTCGGCTCCCGGCTACCTCTCGCCTGCGGCTGTTAAGGACGCAGTTGAGGTTCTCGCCAGCCAGAACATCCCACGTCTCGGTGACACCTATGTCTGCTTCGTACACCCGGCACAGGCACGTTCACTCCGTGACTGGCCTGAGTTCATCGAAGTCACGAAGTACGCCGCTCCCGGCAACTTCATGCTCGGTGAAATCGGTCGTCTCTATGACGTCGTGTTCATCGAAACCACTCAGGTGGCAAAGGGTCTTGACGCAACAGCGAGCACCGCTCCGCTGTACGGTCTTGGCTCGGACCTTGACACCAGTGGTTCAGCAGGCTTCCAAGAGAACGCCAACGCCTACAACGCAATCATGATCGGTGACAATGCCTTTGGTCAGGCAATTGCCCTCCCGGTTGAACTGCGTGACGGCGGTGTGATCGACTTCGGTCGTGAGCATGGTCTCTCGTGGTACGCAATCTGGGGCTTCGGTGTAATCACCCACGAGTCCCGTGTCATCATGAACACTCTCGGTGGCGCAATTTCCTGATTCTAGGAAATGCTAGTGTTATGGGGGTGGTCCTCGGGCCACCCCCATTGCCACATTTAAAACTTAATTTAAGGAGAACCAAATGGCAAAGAACACCGCAAAAGCAATGTTCGCAGAACCAGTAGAAGACGAAGAGACCATTGCGGTCCCGGCTCAAGCCGTAACGTCTGGCAACAAGCGAGCACGAATCAAAGGCTCATGGGTCATGCACTGGGGCGGAAAGAACTACCCCTTCGAAGACGGCAAGACCTATGTCATCCCGGAAGACCTTTTCCACCACCTCAAGGCATACGGGAACATTTACGACACTCTCTGATAGATAGGTAGGCGATGGCTAAATCAAAGAAACCCGATTCTGGTCCACCGGAAGAGCCTACAGATGAACCTCAGTTTGATTCCTTTGGCACACCAACGCCAGAAGGTTTTACTAAATGCGAAGCCGTAGACAACAATACGGTTATTTGGCATAACGTCGTTTATACCCTAGAAAAAGAAAGCATCTATACTTTACCTACGGATTTGTTTGAGTTTTTAAACAAATCAAAAATGGTTCGCCCCGTAGGAGTCTAAAGTGAGTTTTAACATCCCTAACGCCGTTGAGTTCGGCGTGAATATTAGAGCGCTTGACCAATCCGAGCCGGACTCAGTTGATTTTCAAATCCTTGGTAACCGCTCATCCGGTGTACTTTCTGGTGGCGCAACAACCACAGTAGTGGCTGGGTCTGGTGGCGGTTATCTAGATATCACACTGAGTGCTGTTGAGTTTGTATTTCAGGGCGCATACAAATCTGTGTCTGGAGCGACCGTAACTATTGACGCCGCTGAAGCCAGTCCTCGTTTTGATCTTGTTTGTGTAAACGCTTCAACTTTAGCCTTTCAAATTGCTAAAGGAACATCCAGTGCCACGAATGCCATATTCCCTGCTATACCATCCAACTGTGTAGTTCTTCACGCTGTTTTTGTTCGTAGCGCAGAGTCTCCTAGTGCCTTACTAGTTGTAGACAAGCGTGTTCTCATATCTAACCCCACAATTAAAACTGGCACTGCCTTTCCTACGGGTGGTTCTCAAGGAGAGTTTTACCTACGAACTGGGTTCTCTGAAGCCACTGCTCAATCGGCTTTGCATTTCCGTAATGACACAGGGTGGGAAACACTCGGCACATACGACCCACTAACCCTTACACCTGTTGGTGCAATCGTTGCGTGGCCTGTGTCGGCGGTACCAACTAGGTGGTTGGAGTGTAACGGTCAGGCTGTAAGCCGCACCACGTATGCTTCTTTGTACGCCCTTTTAGGGACCACTTTTGGAGTTGGCGACAACTCCACAACTTTTAATTTGCCAAACTATAACGGTTATTACCTAGTAGGTGGTTCCCCGACCAACGCCTCTTCCGGTGCGGCTACTGCAACTTTGACTACTAGCAATTTGCCCTCCCATAGCCATGACTTGTCGGCATACAACGCTCATACACATACTTGGTCTGAGGCTGGGCACACACATACAAATACGGCTCATAACCA